ATTAGAATAATGAGCCAGATGAATCTTCAGATAATATATATTCTGCTCATTATTTATTAACTGGAACTATAAATGCAACGACTAGTTGGCTTGGTTCAGTTAGGACTAATAAATTTGATAGTATTGGATTAAATTTATCGTTGGATACGATAACTTTTCCTGTTGGTACATCTGGCATATTTCAAATTACTTTAGTAATTTATGGAACATCTGCTGTTCTTGCAAATAATTCTGTATTATTAGTAAATGCTACAGCTATTTCTAATTTTAATTCAGGTAATGATGTTGCTGCACCTTTAACTTCTTATACTTCTTCAGTGTTTTTTCAAACATTTTTCATACAGATTATAAGTGAATCTTATCCAGTTTCTGTTGAATTTTTTGATGGTACATATCCTTTATTATGTACTAACGGAGATTTATTCGTAGTTAAAGCATCGCCATTAATGTCAATTTAAATAAATATTTAAATTTACAAAACTACATTTTTAATGTAGTAACAAAAAAATATTTTTTTGTGCCGTAGGCAGTGTGGGTAAGAAAAAATGTAATTTTTTATAGTATTACCCCACACATCGCCTTTTGTGTTAGCTTTAGCGTAACAATAGCGATTTGGCCCTATAGGCTTGTCCTTTAGAGGGCCCACTTCTAATAACATTGGTAAATTACATTGGCAATTCTATTGCCTTTAATATTATTAATATTTACCCTGTTCTTTTAATTGGTAGTTATCTATTATTGTCAAGTTAAATATAAAATAATTAATTATTTAATTTATTTTAAATATATTTTTTTTACCATAATATACAACTTTGGTAAATATCATGAGTTCTCGTAACTATGCTTTTACTATACATATTGCTAATGTCCAAGACTTTTATGACGAGGAATTAACAAATGAAACTTTCGAATGGTCTATTATACCTGATGAAATTTTTGCAGATTATCTCGAGTCTTTAGATGGTCTTGAGCCAGATCAAAAAGAGATTACTGTTTTGATAGATGATTATATGAGTGAAACTCCTATAAATTATATTGTCTATCAACGTGAGGTATGTCCAGAGACTGGCAGACATCATTATCAAGGGTATGTAGAATTTTCAAAGAAAATGACTCGTAAGCAATGGCAAGAACTTGCTAACGCTCCGCGTTCTCATTGCGATCCCGCGATTAGGTCAGAAGAGACAAATACTAAGTATTGTACTAAGTCTTCTACTTCTATTGGCGATCCATTTATATGGGGTGAGCCTTCTAAACAAGGTAAAAGAAATGATTTAAAGAAGGTTAAATCTTCTATTGTTTCGAATATCAATTCCAGTACGAATATTCGGGATTTTGCTATTGCAAATCCTGATTTATATATTCGTAGTCATTCTGGTATTGATAAACTTGTTTATCATCATAAAATTCCTCGTAATTTTAAGACTGATGTTTTTATATATTGGGGAGTATCCGACTCGGGTAAAACCCGCAAGGCATACGAAGAGAATCAGTCCATATATAAAAAACCGAACGGTTCATGGTGGGATGGATACGAAGGACAGGACACAGTATTAATTGACGATTATGACGGATATATTCCGTTCAGAGAGTTTTTACAATTAAATGACCGTTACCCTCATCAAGTCCCTGTTAAAGGGTCTTTTCGTCAGTTTACATCTAAAAGAATAATTTATACTTCAAATATAAATCCTATTGATTGGTATCCAAATTTAAAAGAAGAATCTTTTAAAGCTTTCCAACGGCGTATAACAGATGTTTTACATTTTGATGAAATTGGTGTTTCTGCTAAGCATGATAACCATTTTTATACATATATTCACGATAATTGTGATTATATATGTGATGAACCACATGAATTATTAAGTAATTCAGATGTTGGTTCAGATTTTTCTGAACGTTCTAATAATATTAGAATTTTATAGGGTAACCCTTAATTATAATAAGTGCTATAAAAAAAAATCAAAACTCCTGTTAGAGATGCAGCCCGCAGGGCTAAGAGATCTTTGATAGATGTCAAAAAAATATATATTTTTTTTTACTTTTTAGTAGCTCATCTGGGAGCCCATTCGAGAAGCGGAGGTGAGCGAAGCGATACCGAGCATCGGAGCATGGGCTGACGAGCGTTAGCGAGTCATGAGCGTAGCGGGAGCGTAGCAAATGCGAAGCCTTTGTCTAATATACATCCACAAAATTATCTTTTTTATTAATTATCTTTTTTTTATTAATTATTTTTTTTCTAAATTATTATTATTTATATTATATATTTTTATGCCGCGTGTAGCTGGTAAAGTTTATAGAAAAAAACGTTTAGTTAAGCCTAAATATGGAAGAATTAGAGGTCGCGGAGCGTATTCTATGTCCGATGTTCGTAATATGGTTAAGAAATATGTTCAGCCTTATACGAAGGGTATTCTTGCGAAGGCAGGAAGAAGTGCCGGAAAGTTCATTGGATCAGCCTATGCCCCAGCATTAAGTGCGCCTTTATCCAATGCCGGCGAACAATTCGGAGAATGGCTTGGTAAAATATCAGGTTTAGGAGCTTATAAATTACAACGTAATTCATTAGTTTCATCTTCTCAGGTTCCGTTTATGCATTCTTCTCAAGATGGTGTTCGTATACGCCATCGAGAATTCATTCAGGATATATCTTCATCTATTGCATTTAGTTCAACTTCGATTGCAATGAATCCTGGTATGTCTGAAACATTTCCTTGGCTTTCAGCTATTGCTCAAAATTTTGAAGAGTATCGATTCGAAGGTTTGGCTGTAGAATTCAAGTCTACTTCAGCAGATGCTTTAAATTCTACTAATACAGCTTTAGGAACTATAATTATGGCGGCTGAATATAACTCATCTCAATCTGCTTATATTAATAAGCAACAAATGGAAAATTCAATGTGGGCCATGTCGGCTAAGCCATCAGAATGTATGATTATGCCGGTTGAATGTGCCCCATCTTTAAATCCTTTGTCTAATCAGTATATTCGTCTTGGCGATGTAGCATCTGGCCAAGATATTAGATTATATGATTTATGTAACGTTCAGATTGCTTCGGTTGGCTCACAAGCGGCAGCTGTAGTCGGAGAGCTATGGGTTACATATGATGTTGTATTATTTAAGCCTCAATTAGATTCCGGTCTTGCTTTATCTGCACAAAGTGCTCATTATCAGTTAACAGCTCCTGTTGTTACTACTGCTTATTTTGGTACTGCTCGTACTGAAAGTTTCGACAGTATCGGTTTATCTTTTACTGGAACAGTTTTAACTTTTCCTATAGGATCTCAGGGTAGATATCAAATAACTTATCGAGTTGTTGGTGATTCTACTGCTCTTACTGCTCCTACATTTACTTATGCTAATGCATCAGAGCAAAAAATCTGGGATGCTAATACTGTTTATGGTGCTTCTAACACTGGTTCGACAGCAGTTTCTTTTAATAGATCAACTATTATTTACATTCCAGATCCTACAGTAATTGCGACTTTGACTTTATCTGTAGGTACTTTACCAGCAAATCCTACCGCAGGTGATTTGTTTGTTAATCAGCTTAACAATGATATTGATTAGAATAATGAGCCAGATGAATCTTCAGATAATATATATTCTGCTCATTATTT